TATTCAACCTGCTCCTGGTTTTAACATTATTGCCACTGCTAACACTAAGGGTAAAGGTTCTGACGATGGTCGCTTCATCGGCACCAATGTGCTCAACGAAGCATTCCTTGAGCGTTTTGCTCTCACTATCGAGCAAGACTATCCTACCGCTGCTACTGAACTGAAGATTATTGAGGGTATCTCTCTGGATCTTGGCATCGAAGATCGTGCCTTCTGTAAGTCTTTGGTTGATTGGGCAGACATTATCCGGAAGACCTTTAAGGATGGTGGTGTTGATGAAGTGATTTCTACTCGTCGCCTTGTCCACATCATCCGTGCTTTTAGCATCTTTGGTAAGAAAGAGAAAGCAATCAAATCCTGTATCAATCGTTTTGACGATGAAGTTAAGGAAGTGTTCTGGGATCTCTACACCAAACTCGATGCTGATGTTGTTCAGGAGATTCGTGACGAGAACTTCCCTGAGGTGACGAATGACTGAGAGACAACCAACCGTCGTGTCCATTACTCTTGGACACGACGTTCAAGAAGACTGGGAGAGCTACCAAGAATGTATCCGATCTCTTTTAAATGAAGAACCAAACATCAACAAGTTCCTTTACTACATTGGCAACTATGGCACATACAGATACCCCATCGAACCAACGTAAAGATTTTCACGGATGGGTCGGTGCTCTGGCAAGACTAAAGACTGGAGAAACAGTGAAGATTAAAGGTGGGAATAGATTCACTTTATTTGTACAAGATCTTGACGGCACCATCAAAGAGTGCTATCATGATGACTTAGTTATGATTATGGAGGCGTGATGGATCATCAATGGAAATATGACGAGGAAGAAATCCTCAAAGACATTCGTGAATATGTGAGTGGAACCTATCGTGGTCACTACGCATCTGGAGAACATGAGTTCCAAGGTGTTCAAACTATTGACCTGATGGCAGCAAAGCATCTTGCTTCCGGTTTTTGTCAAGCAAATATCCTTAAGTACGGTAGTCGCTACGGTGATAAGGATGGTAGGAATAAACGTGACTTGATGAAAGTTATTCATTATGCTATGCTTCTACTCCATTTCGATGGACACTACAAATCCCTCAACCTTGATACCTATAATCGATGAGCAACACAGTTACTATGACAGCACAAACTACGGATGTGCTGAGAAGTTTTGAAACTATTAACAAGTCTATTATGTTCAGGGGTGGTCAACTTCTGAACTCTCGTAGTCTTGGGGGAAATATTATTGCTGAGTATCAGTGTGAGGAAAACTTTCCAAAACCTTATGCTGTGTATGATCTGGGACAGTTTCTGAAAGGATTATCTCTTTTTGATTCTCCCTTTTTGAACTTTAATGACGATAACTTTGTGGTTATTCGTAACCAGAAGGGTGGTCGTAGCGCCAAGTATTTTTTCTCGGATCCTTCTATTGTTGAGTCAGCATCTCCTAATCGTCGTCTTAACTTTCCTGAAGAATCTGTTGTTATCGAGTTTCGTATTACTGAGTCTGATCTCCAATCTCTTTGGAGAGCAGCGGGTGTCTACGAACTAGAAGATCTTCTCATCGAATCTTCTGATAATACTGTTGTGATTTCTTTGTTTGATTCTGAGAATGAAACCAACAATACATACAGTATTACTCTTGATGCCCAAGTTTCTTGTGAACATAAATGTCACATGAAAGTCGAAAACCTTTACACATTGATGAAAGGATCTTATGATGTTTCCGTTACTGATGGTATCGTTACTAGGTGGAAAAACACTAACCTAGATCTTGTTTACTATATTTCTACTGAAGACGACGAATGAAGAACAAAAAGTTTTTGTGGGTAGAAGAGTTTCGTCCTCATACTATTGAGGATTGTATTCTTCCCGGAGCATCTAAGAAAGCTTTCAAAGGTTTTCTGGAACAAGGAGAAATCCCTCATCTAATGCTTTCTGGTTCTGCTGGTGTAGGTAAGACAACTGTTGCCCGTGCTTTGTGTGAAGAACTAGGGGCAACAGTTATGGAGATCAATGGATCTGATGAAGGTCGATTGATTGATACCCTCCGTACCAAGATCTCACAGTTTGCTACTACTGTGGATCTTGCCAATCGTGCTAAACATAAAGTAGTGATTATTGATGAGGCAGACAATACATCTGAAGTAGTACAGATGTCTTTGCGTCATGCCATGGAGAAGTTTAGTGGTAACTGTAGGTTTATTCTTACATGTAACTTTCCTAATAGGATTATTGATCCTATTCATTCTAGGTGTGCTGTTGTGGATTTTTCCATTAGCTCTGCCGAGGAAGGACAACTACAGTTTGAGTTCTTCAATCGTTTAGAAGAGATTCTAAAGGAAAAGAACATCGAATACAACCGGCAGATTCTTGCTAAGGTAGTTGCTAGATTCTATCCAGATTGGCGTCGTCTTATTGGTGAAGTCCAGAGGTTTACTGCTTCCGGTTCTTTGGATCCTGTAGTTCTTGCTGAAATCGGTGACATCTCCGTAGATACTTTGCTTACTGCAATGAAAGGCAAAGACTACACTACTGTTCGACGCTGGGTTGTGGAAAACGTGAACAATGATATTTCTGTTGTGTTCCGTAAGATCTATGATTCTTTGGCAGTCGATAAAGTTATGAAGAAAGCTTCCATTCCCGAACTAGTTCTTTGTATCGCTAAGTACAGTAGAGATGTTGATCGTATTCCAGATCAAGAAATCAATCTACTGGCATGTCTAACAGAAGTAATGTATTCTTGTGAGTTTGTATGAATGTTAAACTAATCCGTATGTGGTCTGGTGAAGATGTGATTGCCGACCTTTTAGATGATGGTCCTGATACCATCACTATCATGAATCCTATTGTTGCTGTTCCTACTGCCCAGGGACAGATGGGATTTGCTCCGTGGTCTCCTTTGTTGAAGGAGAAGAACATGGACATTACACTCAAACAGTCTTATGTAGTGATGATTACTGAGACTCAAACAGAAGTCGAAGACTATTACAAAGAACAGTTTTCTATTATTAAATCCCCCTCTAAGAAGTTAATCGTATGACCTTATCTGTTCCCTCTAAATCAGATCTTATCCACCTTAAGATCCAAGCAGCAATGCGTGAGAATGTTTTTGATGAAGACCAGATGAAATATCTCGGTCTTCGTGAAGATGGCAAGCATTGGTATTTGATTGCTGGTGAGTATGAAGTTTCTGTTGATCAACTTGAAGAGTTTGAGATGATTGATAATGAAAGTTAAAACTACACCTGAAAATGTACAAGAAGCAAATGATGGTTTGTTTCGTGCTACAATGAATCTACCTACTGCTGCCGCTCACTGTGGCATGACACACAAGGAAATGAAACTGACCTTTTGGGAATATCTTAAATACCATGCCCCAGACTATGAAATCCCTGAAGACCCCGCTTCGCTACCCAGGCGGCAAGTCCAGAGCACTCTCAAAACTCCTCCAGTACGTCCCAGACCTGAAGGGGTATAAGGAGTACCGGGAACCCTTTCTAGGGGGTGGTAGCGTTGCCCTGGAGGTCTCCAAGCGGTATCCCCATTTGGACATCTGGGTCAATGACCTTTACGAACCACTCTATAACTTTTGGAAGGAACTACAACACGATGGCAAACGCTTACAAGACGTTCTTACAGAACTTAAGTACAGGCATCCAGAGCCCGTCAGTGCTAAAAAGTTATTCCTTGACGCGAAAGAATACCTTACAAATCCCCCCAGTGTTATTGGGGCTTTCCCCCCTTACACTGAAAGTTTTTGGAGGGCTGTCGCTTTTTATGTTGTCAATAAGTGTTCTTTCAGTGGTCTTACTGAATCTAGTAGTTTCTCCAAGCAAGCAAGTGAATCCAACTTCTCCCTCAACGGTATCTCAAAACTCTATGACTATTCAGTCTTGATTGGTAACTGGAAAATTACTAACTTGTCTTATGAACAACTCCTTACTGATAACAAAGACACCTTCACATATCTCGACCCTCCCTACGAGATCGGAAGCAATTTGTATGGCAAACGTGGGTCAATGCATAAGTCCTTTGACCATGACAAGTTTGCTATTGACTGCGATCGTTTTGTTAGCCCTCAACTTGTA